AGCAAATACTAACTTTGTATGATTATCAGTGATGAATTTTACTAATTCATCTCGAGTAGTAATTCTACCTGCTTTTGCCTTTTCTGTCTTTAACTTCTCAATTTCTTTCTTATATTTAGCTTCTATAAAAGGCACAAATCCATTCGCAACCTGAGGGGAAGTATAATCTCCAGCACGAACATTTGAGTTGTTATACGAAGCCATTAATGGTGCTAGAGCATCATGGTTTGCCAACTGATTTAAAAACTTCGCTGGCAATACTCTTTGTAGCTGTTTTAATTTAACAATAATATTGGTAATCTGCTGCTCCTCAGCAGGACTCATTGAAATATCTGTTGTCTCGTCTTTAATATAAGCATCGTCAAAAAAGATTTCTGGAGTCTTTTTAAGTTTTTTTACTGAGTATGTTCCAATACTAGCAGTCATAGTAGCTGGGTCACTCCCAGCATAAGAAGTGTGAAATATAATACCCATCTTAGAAGCAAGTATTCTCTTTGCCAAATCTGATGCGACAGGAACCGCATATACATTCGTATTAGGTTTGAAAGTAACATATTTAACTCCATCAATATTCATTGGTTTCAAATCATTTTCAGTATACAAGAAATCACCTTGCACTGTTCCGTTTATACCTAATTTCTTAGCATATTTTAGAGCATACTTCATCTTCTCAACAAGTCCTGGAGCATGCCCATGATTTTCTTCGATATCTTTTTCTGTTCTGTTTAACTTTGGCGTCTTATTGAAAGCAGACTTACTAGCAACCCAGTAATCTTTTGAGCTGTGGTGGATAATGATAGAAGGACTACCATCCCACTTTGTAGTTAATTTGGCAGGAGCTGGTCTGCGTTGAACAATAGAATGGTATATGACGATAGAGTTTATGGCGTCGTTTACGCCAGATGCCCCCTCTTCAAACACTAGGTCTTCCAAGTGTGATAGGTGGGTCAACCGATTAGTATTGTTGACCTTTTCTGAGATATATGTTTTTAGATTTAGCATTTATTTTATATAATTATACCCTATTTGTAAATTAAAGTAAAGCATTATCCTCTTAAAAAAGGATTTTTTTTCTTAGTTCCTGGTTTTAGGGAATAATTGCTATTTGGCATCTTACTTATCTTGATCTCAGCTTGGACCTCATAAAATTCCGATCTAGTTGCAATACGAACCTTAAAACTTCCTTGCCCCGAAAGTAGAGGTATATTTAATAATTTAAATGGATTCTTATTTGATATTAAGTAAAAATCATCACCAGCTTGCATATAATATGCTGGCTCACGCTTTCCGATAGTATAATGTTCCGTCACTACCTTACCAAGATTATAGTTTTCTTGATTAGCAATATAACGATTAACAGATGGCTGATCAAAGTAATTCTTCATAACATGAAGGGGAACTGCTCCCTCCTGCTTAAGACCTCCTTTAGTCGTTGGTATCTTTAACTTACTAAAAGGAATACCTGAGTACTTGGCAATATCTTTTAAAAACTTTTTCGCTTGAGATGATTGATTCAATATCTTAACAGCTTCTGCTGCTGCGGGAGTTTTATATGTAGTTTGCCACTTACCGCTATCATAAAATACTCTGGGGTTAGATAAGTTGTCAGTATGATTCATTTTAACTTCAAACCATGCTAATTTTGAATTATACGAAACCTTAACATCAGCATATGAAGTATCTACTGATGGTCTAGTAGCTTTTATTCCTGGGATTGAATCTATATTTTTAGCTACTTCTTTTTCGTACCTATCTGATGCTGCGCTCATTTACCTATCCCTATTTTTTTATACTTTCTTTCCCATTTAACAACTTGCTGTAATAACTTATTTAGTGCTGCATTATTTTTATGGTCTTTCTCAAAAGTTCTGAGATAGTATGATAGAGTAGGGGAAATACTTCTTTTCTTAAAATTTAAGTCTGCTGGAGTTTTATTTGGATGATAATACAATAAATCTAGATAAATGCAGTGAGCATACGCTTGTATTTCATCAAAATTAGACAAATATCTGCGTTCTTCGTCTCGCTTTAATTTTCCAGTTTTCTTATATGCTAGGTAATAATTGGCGAACTCACCATCTCTACGCTCAAACTGCATAAAGTGTATAAGTTCATGCATCATCATTTGGATAAACTTAAATTTAAATCTAGTCCAAGTAGTACCAGTAAAAACAAACTGGTCGAACGACTTATCCATAATAATGGCACTTATTCTACGATCTTCCATATCGTATTCACCAGCAACTGCTATGTATTCATCGAATACTTTAGATCTACTTCGTTTATATAACTTGACGCTGGTACGCCATTTTTTACAGTAATTAGATAAACCTCGATAATCGTTTCTATAATTATCGAGGTCTACCCAAATTTTAGACGGAATGAACTTTGCCCTGAATGGACGTTCTTGAAAGGGAATGAAGTCTACAAAATCAAAATTTAATTTTTCTATTAAATTCATTTTATCCTCCAAAGTAGATGATATTATTATAACCTACCTTGGATTATTTATAAACCTTTTTAGAAAAATTCTTCTAGAGTACTCCTCTGACTTGATTCATATGCCTGTTTCCACTTAATTTTAAGTGCTTTCTTTACCAATCCCTTCCATGGACCAGTGGTTTGTTCTTTCTCATAAACCTCCACAAAATCGGGAAACTTTTCTGCTAGTATTTCCTGACCTCTATTGTGGTTCTCAATGGTTCTGTAAGTCTCACATCCACCCTTAGTATTGGTGGCAGAAGGATTGACTCTACAATGATTGAACACTACATTTTGAAATCCAGTGGTGAGTAGTTGTAATGTAAGGTAAAAATCTTCTGGCATTAAAAGATAATTTTCACCCCAGTCTACACTATTAGGATCAAACTTCTCAGAATAAAACACGTTGGTATATACTCTAGTGTTAAACGAAAATGGCTTTTCGTTGGGTGGAGTATTGTGAGTAGAAAGTCCACCATGAACATATCCGTCGTCCATAAAACTTTCTATCTTGAGGAGCATATCAGAAAACTCTGCCTCAGTCATAGCAACACCTTTGAGTTCTGAATTAATTGTTACAAACTTAAGATCGTCATCCATAACAAATATTCTTTTGCCCTTCCAGTTTTGCCCGATATGCTTTCTAGTTACAGCAATACCTTTAGTTCCTGAAGGAAGTTTCCATACGTTACAAGATTGGTACTTATCTTTCATGTAATCATATTCATGCTCTTGAACGACCAAGGTAACTATATTATGAAACTTTGTTGGTATATTACTTAAAGTTATTTGGTTGTCACATCTACCTAATGTTGGGATAATAATTTCTATACTCATTTATGACTCCACTAATCTATTATGTTCTGAAATGCCTTCTTCACCAAGTTTACTTCTCAAATAATCATACCATTCTTGCTCCTTCCACATCCCTGGACTAACACCGTTCCACAGTTTTCTTTGAAGAGGATGATCAAGATTTTTTCTTCTTGACTCAACATATTCATATCTAGTATTTTCATATTCATATGAACCAAGTTCAAGCATTTTTTCTCTGAGATAACAAACCAAAGAAACTCTATGTGAACCTTCTTCACAAACTATTGGTGTGTTACCGTGAATACACTCATGATTATTAATCAGTAACAGATCTCCAGGTCTTACGTTAATTGCTATTCTAAGTTCAGGAAGTACTAAGTATCCACCAGTATATCTACCATCATTAGATAGAACTAGAAGATTAGATAGTCCATCAGTAAAGTCTCCAGCATCTCTATGGCAAGCTGTTCTAAATGTCTTATTGACAGTAACTGTAGTAAATACTGTTTCAGGAACTACAAACTTTGGATCAATTTTATTAATCGCTTCCTGTTGAGCAGCATGTCTTTTAGGTAAAAGATTTTGAAATCCTTTAGAAAGATTCTTTAAAAATGGAAAAGACATTTTAAATTTATCAAAGTTGTCTCTAGTATACGATGTGGCTCTACCATAAGGTATCCTAGGATACCGATCAAACCAACCAGCAATACCAGAATCTACTGGGTTGCCATAGGTAGTTTCACTAATATATTTTTCTATCTCTCTGACAGCTTCAGCTCTTTTCTTATGATCAAATCTTTTGATAGATTCTAACCAAACATCAAAGTCAAAACCCTCATGTATTCTATAGATAACCCACACATTATTTTTGCCGCCACCCAATGCTTTTTTTCTAGATTCTTCCGTAGGATACTTTGCGTTGACTACGTCAATTGGATCTTCTGCGAGAAAAAAATCATTAGCGTTTTCATGTTTTAATAATTCGTCCATCATTTCTTGTTGATAGTTGGTCACCCAAACTCTAGTGCCGTCTCCAACATTGGTTCCGTCTTTAGTTCCAGACGCTAGACCTCTATTTTCTGTACTAACAGCAGCACCTATCAAACCATCATAAGCATCTTTCTGCTCTTGTTCATTGAAATAATTTTTTCTAAACTTGAAAGCAATCCGCTTCTCACTTACTTGATCTGTATCTTCAAGATTATTAGAAGGAAGATAACAATCAGTATCTTTATCAATTAAAATATCATAATAACTGTCGTCTACAAATTTACCCAGAAGATCTTCACAGTCAATTAATTTGTCAGCAAGTATAGTTCTTACCATATAAACTCCTAAAATTTAAATCCATCAAAACTAATTTCTTTTTTCGCTCTTCTACCAAATTCACTATTATCAAAAACTGGAGTATCATCTTGCCCAGAATCTGCTATATTTTCTTGCGCTGAAACCTCAACATCATATAGTTTCATTTTACTTCTATCAATACCAACAATAAATCTCTTATAACTACTAGGATCAGCATATCTGTTCTTCAACTGCTTAACCATTATCTGATTAAGCTGCTCAAGCTCTTCAGTTGATATTAGAGCAAACATAAAATCAACAGTTGCTGGCAAACCAAAAGACTCAGAAGTATCTGTCAAGTCAACGTCAGTGTTAGAAAAACCAGATCTAGTAGTTTGTGTAGCACTTAGTATAGGAACATTATATTCTACAGCCAAACCTCGTAGTTCTTCAGCAATGCTTTTAATATATGTATAAGAGTTTACATTCGCTCCTTGACGAATACGTTGACTTGAACAAATGTTTAGATAGTCAATAACGATAACATCTGGAACAAAATCACGTTTCATTTTTAGTTCATCAATTAAAGAACGGAAATGACCAGCATGAGCACCTGCAGTTGGATACTCTTTAACTACCAACCTACCTTGAGTTTTAGTTTTCAGTTTTTCAAGTCTGTTTATGAAGATTGATTTTTCAACAACCTTCAACTCATCCATGGATAAGTTTAGTAAGTTAGCATCAATACGCTCTGCGATTCTTTCCTCAGCCATCTCCATAGTAATATAGAGAACATTTTTACCCTGAAGTAAAGCAGCAGCTGAAACGTGACACATGAACAATGACTTACCGACACCAGTGCCAGCAAGCGCAACGTTGAGTGTTTTCTTAGAAAGACCACCTTTGGTTATAGTGTTGAACATACCAAGATCAAAGGGCATCTTTTCTTCAACTTTATGATAGAAAGCATACCGTTCTTCACCGTCTTCAAGATAATCGTGACCGACATGTTTATCAAAAGAAACTGCCAATGCTTCTTGAAGTAAGGAAGGTATGGCATCTGCAGTCAAGACAGTATTTTTACCATCTATGATACCGATAGATTCCATTATACCATTATGAAGTGCCTTTTCTTTACAGAATTTTTCGCTACGTTCTAGTAACCAATCTTCATTGACATCTTCACCTGATAAACTATCAACAGATTCTTGTAATGATTTGTGCTCAACATCAGACAAGTCCCTACGATTAGAAACTTCAATAGAAAGAATTTCTTTCGTTAGTGGTTTGTTGTAGTCAGTGTAAAATTTAGAAACAATTTCAAAAACTATTTTCTCTTGACGATTTTGAAAATAATCTTTCTTTAAAAACGGTAATACTTTTCTTGCATAGTCTTCATTATGTATCAGATTGTTCAGGATCGTCTGTTCTATTCTCATCAATACCGCCTGTATATACTATTCCATTCATAATTAACTGCTCACTTAGCAGCTCCATCAAGAAGTCACCCAACTCTTCTTCAAAGTCTTCTTTATTATAAAGCACTCCACCATCATCATGAACTTCATAATCAAACTTCAATTTGAGTTTATCTTGACCCTTGTCCTCTTCAAACTTTACTGCACCATATGAAAATATTATACCACTATGTTTCCCCTCTGTCAACATTAATGCTTCTGTTTTTGCATCATCTTTCTTTTCTAAGACCTTATGTGGTCTTATTGGAGCATCTTCATGAAACTCCTCATGCAACATCTTCATCACCTTCAGAATAATCTTTTGGTGCAGGTGGGTCTTCATGACCAAACAAATACTTAGATTGACAATACTCGTCAATAACTTTTAGTGTATCATAATCAAAATACTTTTCAACATCTTGCATAATATGTTTACCAAAAACTTTTTTACCGTCTGGTAATTCAATACGTCCACCTTGCGACTTCCAAAGACCTGCTTCAATAGCCAAGTCAGTCAAACCATGATAACGATCTAAACCTGTAGTAAACGAAAGTTTAGTTTCAACCATAGATTGTTCACGTGTGAATCTAGACTTTTGCAACTTACATTTAATAATATTACCAATAACTTCAGTTCCGTCTTTATCTTTAGACTTACTCAGATAAACAATAGTTGAAGCAGCATACTTCAAACCAGAACCGCCACCCATTTCCTGCATAGGAATATAAGAACCTACTGTGGTATACGTGTGATTAGTAACTAGCATTGGCACATCAAGTTTAGATAACTTCAAAGATAATATTCTAAAGGCACCACGAATAAGTTGTGCTCTAGTCATATCTCTAACATCTTTACCTGAAGCGGCATCTTCCATCTCTTTACTAGTTGACAGCATACCCAAAGAATCTAGACACATCATTAATGGTGGTCTGTCACCTTTTTTAGTTTTCTCATATCCTTCAAGAATTTTAACTGCTTGAGTTCTAAACTCTTGAATAGTAGAAACTGGAACGATAACAAATCTGCTAGTGTCAATACCTCTATCCTCTAGCATCTTTTTAGTCAGCGCACCCTCAGTTTCAAAATAAATTATACCTGAATTTTCATCAGTGCTCAAAAAACTTTTACAAATACCTAACGCATAGAACGTTTTTCCTGTTGAAGATTCTCCTGCCAATGCTGTAACTTTGTTAGAAGGTAAACCACCGAAAATGGTACCAGACAAAAGAGCATTAAAAGCATAGGAACCAGTATCAATAAAAGCATCAGTATCACCGACAACACCCTGATCGGCAACTCCAGCAAATTCATTGTCCAACTCCTTTACGATTGATTTTAAAAATTCCATATTAACCTCACGGATTGTTTTTCGAATGTGGTACATCAAATACGAATGTTATTCTTACTTCATCACCGATGTTCTCAGTCCCATGTTCAAGTTTATTATTAAACCACAACAAAGTTCCTGGTTCTACATCATAATACTCATCACCTACATAATAACGATACTTACCTTGAATAGAAAGATGATAGCGATCTTTCGTTTGATAATAACTACCTATATCAATGTGAGCACCGACGTGACCAGCAACTGGCAACGAAAGAAACCCACAACGTTTAAACTTCTTGAAGTGCCTCTTTAAAAACTTAATTATCTCAGTATGACGCTCATACGCAGGCGTAGGAATACATATCTCAGTATCCCCAACATATTCTTCAGGTTTAGTTATACCACCAATAACTAGTTGCAAAACATCTGCTTCTATTTTGGGGAACCCATGTTTATCTATATTACTCTTCACACCCTCAATAGTTTTATT